CCTTGAGGACCTGTTGGACCTGTGGGGCCAGCGACTGTACTTGCCGTGCCTTGTGGACCTGTGGGTCCAGCGACTGTGCTATCTGCACCAGTTGGACCAGTTGCACCAGTTGGGCCAGTTGGGCCGGGGACTACACTTCCTGAACCAGTAGCCCCTGTGGGACCAGCGACTGTGCTTGCGGCACCTGTCGGCCCAGTAGGACCAGTGGCACCTTGTACGCCTGTCGGACCTGTTGGGCCGATGAGACCTTGAGGACCTGTGGGTCCTTGAGGACCTACGATCTGACCGACATTATTCCACGCAGTGCCGTTCCATACATAGAGATCGCCATCAGCTTGAACGACATAAGCGTCGTTGACGGCGTTACCTGTAGCTGGGAGGTTACCGACTGCGGCAACAGAACCCTTGATTGTGATTGACGTACCCTGTGGGCCAGTCGGACCCATGATGCCGCCATACGGCAGAGCCGAGTATGTAGACACGCCGTTACCGACTTTGAACTTGGAAGTGTCGGTCTCCAGCACCATTTCACGGGCAGCAAGCACGGGGTTAAACGACGCCCACCGCGCTGCGGTATCGCCGCGAAGCGAAAGCTGAAAGATGGACGAAGTAATGGTCATGTTTGTGCACTCCCCAAATCAATACGTGCGCCACCTACGTAATCAGTAGCAGCGTTACCAGCATCGATAAGCGTAGACAAGACCGGAGCAATACCAGTCCAGCTCGTACCATCGGAGTAGTGCATCAGCCCATCTTCGCCAGCAACAACTGCGCCTTTATAGGCTGCCTCGTTCAGAGCGATTGGAGTATTGTACACCAAGGACCGACCAAGGCTACGCTCCCGACCAGAAGCAAACTTCACACTCATGACAGCACCGTGTATTCTTCGCGCTGGTTCAGCACGTACGACAAGCTGGCAACCGCACCCTGAAAGGTTCCGCACTGAAGCTGTAGGCGTTCGCCGCTTCCTAAGTTCTGTTTACCGAGATCGATTAAGGCAAAGTCATTCGGCGGTACGTCCATCTCGTCAAGAAGCAACCAGCTTCCGCCAGTAGCGTCGAGGATTCGGATCGATAGCTGGAGCACATCAGCTGAGTTGTTTGCAACAACCAATGACGTAAGCAAAGCCACAGCCTGAACGGTACGTGCCGGAGACGGGCCATTAACAGGGATAAGATAGTTCGGCACATCCAGAATTGTTGTCCAGAACGACGGAACATTTATCCGTGCGGCGTTGAACAAATTCAGTGGTGGACGGGGAGTGGTAATCGTAGGCATGTATCAACCTCCAAGAGCTTGGATCAGTGGTAGCGTGATGTTCTGGACGCCACGCGAGAATGCTTGACCCTCGACAGTGCCGCGCTCGAAGTCAACCCGCAGGTCATCACCGAGATATGTGTCACCCATTTCAGTCGAGAAGGTCGCGTAGATGCGTCCGCCATCGAGCTTGAGGTTGACCTGCGTTGGGTCTCCAGCAAGACCCGTGCCACGCTGTGAATACGGCAGCGAGTTATAGTTGACACCCGCGCCGACATAGCTGAACTGCTGCCCAGTCGCTTCAATGACAGATGGGAAGCCGAGGATTGGCGGAGTTCCGACATTGGTCTTGATGAGGTTAATCAGCGAAGTCAGCATAGCTGATGCTGGAGATGTCAGGGCACAGCGTGCCAAGATACGTGCCTTAACAATATCGTAGCTACGCAAGAAGATAGGCAGCAACGACTCGGCAAAGAAGTACTTTGCGTTCCAGTCGAATAGACCCTTGACGAAGAACTGTGAACCACGGTCTTGGCCAGACCGGAAGTCATCTGCCAGTTCGCGCAGCAGTGTGCCGAGGTCACGACGGGTTAGCGCCTCTTGCGCTGCGGTAAAGTTCTGCACCTCGACAAACTCAGCGGCCAGCTGGATGTAGACCTCTTCGATGATAGTGGCCTTCTCGGTGGTGATAGCATCAGCCGTTGCTACGTAGACAGCGCGAGGCTCACCGACTGGATCGGGGATACGGATCGTGTTGCGGTAGCCGGTCGAGACCAGCGCATAATCTCCGAACGTACTGTTGGAGTTCGCAACCGTGACCTGTCCACCGTCATGGGTCCATAGACCATAACGCGCCCAGTTAGTGAAGACTGACACCAGCTGAACAAAGGCATTCTTCTGGATGAGGTAGCCGTAACCGTTCGGGTTGATCGCTGTGTAGCTGTCCACGACCACAGACCGCAGAGGCGACGAAGGTGCAAGCACCGACCCATCAGCCATTAAGTTACCACCACCACGAGGCATGAGCGGGTTACCCAGCGCACGATCAATCGGCAGCGTCATCTCTTCTTGTGTGCGGCTATGCAGCTGCGAGCAGTCAGAGATGTATGGCGAGCGCGTGATGAACGCACCGGGCTTGAATACAAAACCCCAACCCTTCGCTGGTGGATAGTCATGCTCAATCAGCGTGGCCACATTATTCATCTTGCGGTACAGGACACCACTGACGGTGAAGTACGCACGGTCAGCGACAGCCGCGAGGCCAGCACTAGTAGAGGCGTAGCTAGGTGCGCTCTCATGCTGGAGATTGGTAAACGTAAAGCCGCGAACCTTGCACCCACTGTCAAGCTGGAACATGTTGTTCTGTTCCATGCCGGGCGGGAGGCTAAGTCGTGTCGCACGCAAGTCGTAGCCGTAGAGCATACAGTTTGCTGGAACCACAGTATTCGGCTGGACTATGTACTCGCCCGGATGGACAAGGACACCGCAGGTGAGGTTAGTCGCAGCAGCAGCGGCAAGGGCCGCACCGATTGTCGCAAATGGAACAGCCAGACTTCTTCCTGTGTTAGCATCGCTACCAGCCATGGTGACATAGAACGTACGCGCAACTGTGTACGAGTCCGCTACCCCAGCACCAGTTGGGATCATACCAGCTGGCCATTGGAAGTCATCGGGGATTACGAGGTCGTCAGCAGAGACCAACAACGGTGTCGGAGTTGGCGAGTTGTAGAAGCCAAGCACAACCAGATCAGTCTCATGGCCTGTACCGAACGTGCGATACCAGCTGATGCCATAACGTGCTGACTCTGGGATAAATACATCAGGCGTCTCGCCGCCGGGGAATGCAAGCGAGTACTCAGCTTGACGCAGCAACGAGCTTACCAGCAGCGTGTTGTCCGAGTGGACGACAGTCTCACCGATCTTGTTGTTATAACCGTTGTACCAATCGATACCTGCGGTAATGCCGTCGTTCGCTGGATCACCGCTGTTCTTGAACCGTTGATAGCCCAAGCGGAATGTGTATGTCTGGCCGGGTTCCAGCGGAACGCTGTCGACCATGTAGGCTGTACCCTCGCCAGCGAAGCGATAGACGTTACCGTTCAGGCTGGCCGTTACCGACCCACCTGCAAGCGTAAACTTATTTGGGTCATCGCCGGGGCGATACTCACGGAACAACTTGTCGTCAGCTACAGTAGCAGTAAGGTTACCTACAGTAACGCGAAGCTCAACAAGGCTACCGGGATTGAACGACAGCGCCGTTGTCGACTCGGCTGCGCGTGTAACGGTCAGCGTATCGCCAGACCGTGCAGTAACATTCACGATTTCAGAAAGCCCCTCGGCGGAGACCAGTGTGGCAAAGAACGTATCACCAGCTGCGAGTACCGGGAACGACGCGCCTGTGCCGCTCGTTAATACGAGCTGCGTATCACTCTGTGTGATAGCTACGCTGAGGAACCCTCGAGCATTATTCTTGAGTTTGACTGCCATCTAATAACTCCGTCACCCGAAGGGGCGCATTTGAACGTGCATGACACCCCGCATGTTGCCTAGATTAGCACGGGCACGCCTCTCAGTCACGCAGTATGTGTACTGCTTGGCATGATAGGCCGCTAACTCTAAATCTTTCCACGGTTGATTGGGTACAACCATAAGCTCTTGGAGAGCGCCGTGGTAGATCGTATCCTCGAGTTCGTTGAATATATACTCTGGCATACCCGTGGCATCGCGCTTGGGTTTCAGGGCATATACCAGCCGAAGGCTGAACGGTTTGTCGTCGCTCGGTGAGGGAAGGACAATGAACTGGTCTGGGTTAATCTGGGTGAAGACGCGAGGATCGCTGGTCTTCTCAAGCGCAGCGTCAGTCGCCGTAAACGATGACCCGCCGTTTAATGTGTTCTCGTTGAACTCAGCACCGTTGAATGCCCCGGTATCAGACCAGAGCTCCTCGTAGGGTACACCGCTGTACAGATCAGCCCATGCTGGGTAGCGCATAAACGCTTCTTCCAACGTGATACGGTCGAGCGGAGAGCCATTGACTGTCGCGACAAACACAGCGTGTACGTCAGACTCGGCTGGTTTGCGGTAGAGATACTGATGCACCGCTGGAGTTAAGTTATACGGAACCTCTGCGTGACGCCAATACAGCGTACGCTCACAGGTCCGGATAGCTGCGTTCCGGATAGCCGAGTTGATAAGGAAGTTAGGACAACCCGGTGCGCTAACGCTTACGCGGGAAACAAGGGAGTCGAACTCACGGTCAGCCATCAGATCACCTGCTTCGGATCGAGGCCACCAGCTTCTGTGTCAGTTATCGTTCGTACCTGCAATCCTGCTGCGAGGACTTGGTTGAACGAGTCTTGGAACATTTTAGCACGGCCTGAGTTTACATTCTCGTCGTCTACCGACTCGGCAAGGAATACCACACCGTCAACGACAGCTGGCAAATATGCGTCGGATAGCATATTTATAGTCTGGTTTATCGTGTACGCAGCAGGTGTCTGCACGTACTCAGCAACAAGGACTACCCCGGCTGCTGGGCGTGGGTACACAAAGAACCGATTAGGATTGCGGACATGCCGCATAAAATTCACCGGGTTCCCCGACGCATCACCGGCCCAGCTGGGATGGATGCGATCAAGGGACTCACGGTTTGTCTCAGTAATAGCGTTGCCGTTCTTTACCTGAAACACTTCGACCAGTCGCATCGAGTCTGCTGGGCAGCTCTGAAGGACCGTGTCTGGGGTAGTAGGGATATCACCAATGAGGGAGAACAAGTCAGGGCGCAGCATTACCATGCGCTTCAGCGTTTGATTCACCCAACCAAGCATGAGGGTGTCGCTGTAGCGGTACGGTGTGCGTGAGTCCTGAACTAGTGCTCGTGCCTCAGTGATGATATCCGATGGTTTCATTCAGGCCAGTTCCTACCAGCCTCTGCGGCCAGCTCTGGGTCTGTATACACTGGTTCGACAGGAATGTCAGTAGCAAGATTGAGACCCTTGGGTGCGACAACCTCAGCCTGTGCCTTGACGACTGGCTTCTTGACGCGCTTAACTGCGTGCTCTGGTACGAAACGCTCAGGGAACGCTTGCAGTTCTGAGATAACTTCACACGAAGCAAGCGCCGCCATGCGGGCGTTGTAGTCGTAGATGAAGCCATCTTTGATGACGCGGATAAATTGTTTCTCGGACATTTTAATCTCCTTATTTCTTCGAGCCGCCCATGGTGTACGGGGTGCTCTCTTTCTTTAGTGTACCTACAAACTTATCTACAAGTGGCATTCTGCTCGTAGGCTTTGGTGTTGGCTTCGCCGCTGGGCGTCCGCCCGACGCATTTGTCGTACCTTCTTGAGCTGCAATTTTCATTGCTGCTGCGGTTCTGGCAGGAGTACTACGGTTAGCGATAGCAGCCCGCTCCATCTTTGCCGCTGGTGAAGCGCCTAAAACCTTAGTTCCTTTGTTCATTGGCATTTGAGTATCCTTTACTTCTTCTTGGATTTACCGGCTTCGCTCAGTGCGATGGCGATAGCTTGCTTACGAGACTTGGCCAGCGGTGCTTTCTTTGGGCCTTTGGGATCACGACCCGCATGAAGCGTGCCACGCTTAAATTCGCCCATTACCTTGGCGATCTTGTTAGGTGCTTTTGCCATACTATCAACAGTTCCATGCTTTGAGGCTCTTGTTGATCCGTGAGTTAGGATCACGAGCGGTTTTCTCTGAGGTGAGCTTCTTCTTCATGCCTGTCATCCGCGCACAGAATGACTCCTTGCGGGGGCCACCTCCGGGTTGCGGAGCCTTGAGCCCGGGCTTGCCGGGGTTAGCCTTGTTGTATGATGCACGACCCTTGGCGTTCAGGCCACCTTTTGGGTCCTTGCCTTCCTTGCGGGTCCATGCTGGTGTCTTAGCCATTACGCTATCGCCCCCTTGATTACAGCGAACTGCAACACCGGACTGTCGGTGCCCGTAGACGGGATGGTCGCGTTGTCGATATTCCCCACAGAGATAACGCAGGAACCAGCAGCCTGTGCGACAACATGCACCTGATAGTATTTCCGCGTACCCGCAGCACAACCGTTCTTGATACCGAGGACGATAACGTCGTTCGCCCCAATGGCGCTGTTAGTCAGCGTGAACTCATCGGCATCATGCCCAGCGAGTGACCCTGCGAACAGAGTGATCTGGCCTGTAATCTTATTGAGGGTGACACCTGTCGTACGGCTCGTCGCCTGAGTAACAGCGCCGCCCGCTCCAGTGGGGTAACCGATTGATGT